GTTATCCCACGCCAGACTGCTGGTGCAAAAGGTTCGTTCGTTGGTCAAAACAAACCTATCCCTGTGGGCGCGTTGGCATTTGATAGTTTGACACTGACTCCCAAAAAAGCAGCGATCATCATCGCTACTACGAATGAGTTGCTGTCTAAGTCAACGCCTTCTGCGTTAATGCTTATCCAGGACGACATCATCGCCGGTACTGGTGAAACAATCGACGCATTGTTTGTCTCTGCCACTGCTGGTGTCGCTGGTGTTTCACCGGCAGGTCTGTTTGTCGGTGCGGCTACTTCTGCTTCTGCAGGTGCTACTTTGGCCAACATTGATACCGACCTTAAGACTATGACAAATAGCCTTATCGCAGCGAATGTACCATTCACAACTCCTGTTTGGATGATGAATCCGCAACGTCTTAACTCACTGGCGCATCTTCGTGATGGTTCTGGTGGTAAAGCGTTCCCAGAGGTTGCCAACGGCATGCTCGGTTCGTTCCCGGTAATCACTTCAAACAACATTACTGGTACTGACGTTATCCTTACCGATGCGTCTCAGGTTATCATTGCTTCTGATTACGCACCTATGCTGTCTATCAGTGAAGATGCTACCCTGGTTATGGATGACAGTGTTCCTGCGCCTAACATTGGTGAAGAAGTTGATACTATCGTTGCAGGTGCACCTGGTGTCGGCGATGGTCGTATCACTTCGATGTACCAGCAAGACGCTGTTGCGATTCGTCTTAAAATGGCAATCGATTGGGGTCACCGTCATGTTGCCGGTACTTACCGTTTGACTGGCGCAGCCTGGTAACACAGTTCTGCTGTGATGTAGATCCTACCACCCAACTCCGGGTGGTAGGTCTTTTTAAGATCCGGAGATTGCAATGGGTATACCAGTAAAATTAAAAGAAGATGGTTTCAACTATCTTGGGGAATATTTCGACAAGGGTGATATTTTTAATGCCCCGCACGAATGTTTCGCAAGTTTTATCTGTGACCAGGAAAAAAAGGCGACACGTGTCGATGAGTCAAAACTTGAACCTGAAGTGGTGGGTACAATGAAACGTGTGATGAAAGGTGGTTCTTACGACACCAAGGTAATGTCACCAGATACTAGCGGTTCTAAGACTCCAACAAAAACTAAGAACCCATCAAAGAAAAAAGACGAATCCTCAGTAAAGGCGACTTCCGATGCTGCCGAGAATTCTTAATCCAACAAAATGGTTCGGCAAACGTAACATTGGTAAGGGTTGGTTAAGTTTCAGTTCTGGTACCGGTTGGCGAAACAATCCCCAATGGTTTCAAAATGGAGATGGTCCTCCTAATTCTAATGACTCGATGTCTGTGTCAACGGTGTACGCTTGTGTCAAATTAATCTCGGAAGAGATGGCACGACTAAACATCGACCACCTGAAGCAAGGTGCGAACGGTGGTACTACAAAGGACACTGGAACAGCCCCGTTCCAGGTAATGCGTAACCCTAATCGCTATCAGTCTAGAAGCGATTTTATCTTATACATGATGCTCCAGTTATTGTTAACCGGTAATGCCTACGCGGTAGCTACTCGTGACAGACGTGGTGCTATTAACTCACTCCACCCACTTCCAGGCAAAAGTTGTACACCCCATATCGTCATGGAAACTGGTGAAGTTTTCTATCAGTTCACCGCTTTTGATTTGAGTAAATCTGAAATCGGTGACGGCACAATGGTGCCGCAACGTGACGTTCTTCATATACGCTTGTTCACACCGACTCACCCATTGATTGGTCAGAGCCCCCTCGTGGCTGCCGTACTGGCGATGATTACGCAGCAGTCTATCAAGACCAACGCAAACGAGTTCTTCACTAACATGAGCAAACCTGCGGGCCTGCTGACTACACCAAAAGCATTACCGGTTGAAGCAGCGAATCGGTTGAAGAGAGCCTGGGAAGACGCTCAAAACGGTAAGACTCCGATCCTGGACAACGAGATTACATACCAACCGTTTACCATGTCGGCCGTTGAAGCCGATATGGTCGCGCAGTTTAATTTATCTGTGAAAGAAATTGCATCCGTATTCCGCGTACCACTGTTCTTTCTGGGTGAAGATACCACGATGAAGTTTAGTTCCGTGGACGATCTGCAACGATGGTTCACACGATCTACACTGGGTTTCTATCTGGAGCATTTTGAGAATGCATTAGACAAATTTTTTGAGATACCTGCGAAGGAGAACATACGTTTCGATCTCGAGAGCGGTATGATGAGGGCTGACCTGAAGAGTCGCATGGAGGCACTCAGCAAAGGCGTCATCGGTGCTATACTTACCCCGGACGAGGCCCGTGCCAAAGAAAATCTACCACCCGTACCAGGTGGCAACCAGGTATTCCTGCAACGTCAGAACTGGCCTATCAGCATGCTTGGTGAAGATGCAGACAATGGTTCCGGTGATCCTGGATCTAATCCGTCTGATGAAGATTCATCTGATGAAGAAGACGAGAAATCTATCGCCATTATAAGTGAGTACCTTAAAGAAAAAACACTTGAGGCTATGTCAGCGTGATTTTGAATGATAAACAGTTAAAAGGGTTGCTCGATCTCGTCGTCAAGACGGTGAATGACCTGTCCAAGCATCACGCCGGTGAAACACTGGACATAGTTACCGGTGAAATAGCCGAGCAGGCTGTCGGGTTCACCAAGAATCTAGACACGATATCTACTACCGTCAACAAGCTTAACGACGACCAGACGACTGCCTATGAAGAACTGACCGAAGCTATCAAGCGTATCGATAGCGTTGATGATGCGTTCACAGAGAAACTGCAGTCACTGTCTGATGATTCGATATGTAAACAGGATGCCCTGCGTGATATGTGCAACGATCTGTTTACCCGGATAGATGAGTTAACCGGCCTGGTCGCTGAGAAAACTCCGAAGGACGTTGTCGAAGAGTTGCATAATTCACTGGACACTGTTGAACGTGCTCATGAAGACGCCATCGACGTTATTGTTACTGACATCGTCAAAGCAAACGATCACATCGGTAAACTGAAGAAGTCACTCATCGGTTACGGTGATGACCTTCGTACACTGTCCGATGCAATGCATGCTCGTATGGGAGATTGTGAAGCTAAAAATACAACGGTTACCGAGGATATCGCCAACGCCACTGCCGACATCGTGCAACTCACTCAGGCTAACGATGCGCTTCTCAAATCCGTTGATGCCCATCACGAGTCACTGATTGACAAATTCAACCAACTGAAGAACGAGAGTTTCCTGTCATCCGATAAGATCGACATGAAGTTCGCCGAGATGAAACTCAATCTTGTTGAACTGGACGTTGAGCGTGAGAACCGTGTCAAGGCTGCTGTCAGTGAGCAGGGTGACGAGATCCTTGCCCAACTGAATGAAGACCTGAAAGCGTATCGTATCGATATTAACGAAAAGCTTAGTGATTCTAAATCTTCAATAGTCGGTGATGTTGAGTTAATGCTCAAATCGAAATCCCAGAACATCATGAACTCCAAGTCATGGGTACCTGGTGATTGGTCACAAGGTGCAGTCTGTCGCAATCGCGGTGGCCTGTGGCAAGCGATACGCGATACTGACGCAGAGCCATCAGCAGAGTCTGGCGATTGGATCTGCGGTGCGTCAGGCTTCCATAGTGCCCAGGTTATAGCGACCCATGCTACCGGACTAAACGTCACTGTCGGTGTTGAAGACACGCTCGGCAATGTCCACGAGATTAAGATTCCGCTGCCGAAGATAAACTATATCAAGGGCACATATGAGCCTGCACAGGATTACCTGTACAACGACTCTGTGATGAAAGACGGTTGTCGTTGGGTTGCCACGAAAGACCACCCTATTGGCATCCCGGGCGATGAAAAAACAGATTGGGAAGTGCTCACCATGCGTGGCCCGAAAGGTCATCAAGGTAACGCCGGTGATACAGGTCCCCGCGGTATTACTGGAGAGAAGGGTAGCAAGGGCGATAAGGGTGCGGCTGGCGCGAAGGGCGATGATGGCCTGACTCCTGAAATGAACGATATCGTCAAAGCACTGGTCGACTTCGAGTCAGACGGTGATGGACAGGCAATCCGTCGTGCCCGTGGCCACTGGAAACTTGGTACATCTTACAAATCCGGTGACGTGGTTAGTGTTGGTAATGGACTGTTCGTTGCGTTAAGGAATAATGATGGTACACTGACCCCTGCAGGATCAACTGAAGACTGGTTATTGTTGATACAGGTATCAGGCGGCGGCGGGACATCTGCACCGGTATCTGAATTTGTAACCCCGACATTCGGCGTGAGGATGTTTTAATGGCATTAGTAATTCTACAGTTTGACCAACCGCTCGTATTACCTGTTGACGCGGCCGGTCTTACAATAAGTGATAACAATGGCGGTACGTTTACAGCGTCTTCAGTAGCCTTCGGGGCTAATAACAAGTTATTAGAATACACTGGTACATGGTCACCTGATGATCCTGTTAACGGTGTTGATGTTGTAAGGGTTCAATACGACAAAGCCACTGGTGCGATCATTGGCACGGGTGGTATGATTGTTGAAAGTTTTAACGTTGTGGCTTCTTATACCGTTGATGCAGCGTCGTTTTTAAATGTTGCGCCAGTGTCAGCTTCATTATCATATCGGTCATTCGGTTCAATGGATTTAACGCAAACGCTACAAGCACCACTAAACCGAGCAGCACCAGAATTTAACACAACGAGATTTTAAGAGGATATAACTTATGTCACAAACGATAACTTCAAGTGCTGTAGTGATTTACGGTACGCGAGCAGAAGTGCTTGCAGATACATCACCAACTGTAGCAGCTGGTTCACTATTCAGGGTCGATGATGGGGTAGGTCTTGGTGAGGAATACAGCGTTTCAGCAACTACCGGCTTATGGTTCTTGTCAAGTGGCGTACCTGTCATGTCTCACAAAGCAGACGGCACACCGAACCTCGACAGTAAGGATAATCCTGCGGTTAATACGACTGTGGCAAACGGTCTAGTATCTTACCGTTGGACATCGGCAGACGCTACAGACGCACCTGT